GATGCAAACACTACCGGTGGCAACAACGTTGCTATTGGTCATGATGCCTTAACTTCTAACAGTACAGGCGCTAATAATGTTGCCGTAGGAATCAACTGCATGTTGAGTAATACAACGGCTAGCTATAACACTGCCGTTGGATATAAAAGCCTTGAGGCAAACACCACTGGTCTTGCCAACGCTGCTTTCGGGAATGAATCTCTCAATAGCAACACCACTGGCTCTAGCAACACAGCCTCTGGATACCAAGCTCTTTACCTGACCACCACTGGCACCAATAACACCGCAATCGGTCGAGGTTCTCTCCGCTCCAACACCACTGGCGTTGAAAATACAGCTAGTGGATACCGAGCCATCTTTTCTAATACCACTGGACAGCGAAACACAGCTACCGGAGCCCAAGCTCTATATAGCAACACTACTGGTACTTACAACGTAGCTAACGGATTTAACGCTCTATATGCCAACACCACCGGAGGCAATAACACTGCTGTTGGTTATGCAGCTTTGACATCAAACACCACTGGTGGGAACAACACAGCTACTGGCTATGAAGCTCTTAATCAAAACACTACAGGCTCTGACAATGTAGCTAACGGTTTATATTCTCTTCTGTCTAATACTACTGGACTTGATAACGTTGCGGTTGGAAGAAGTTCTCTCCAGAACAACACTACGGCAAGCCAAAATACGGCTGTTGGTTATACAGCCATGCTTAACACCACCACAGGAACAGAAAATGTTGCGGTCGGTGCTCAAGCTATTCGTACCAATACTACTGGCATTAAAAACACCGCTGTTGGATGGGCTGCTCTCTATAACAACACTACTGCTTCAGACAACACAGCCGTTGGACGTGCTGCTCTGTTTACCAACACAACTGGCGGCGCAAACACAGCCCTAGGAAAAGAGGCTCTTTATAAGTGCACCACTGGTGCTAATAACACAGCGATCGGCTTAAGTGCTCTTTATGCTAATACCACTGGGGGATCAAACTGCGCCGTGGGGATGCACGCTCTCAGTGCATGTACTACCGGCAGCGGTAATACTGCTATCGGGGTTATGACAAATACTGGATCTAACAACCCAGTATTCGGTGTAGGAACAGAGAGCAATCGTTTTGTCGCAGGTCATCATTCAATTACCAATGCTTACGTTAAAGTTGCTTGGACTGTTGTATCTGATGCTCGCGATAAGATGAACTTTGCTCCAGTGCCGCATGGCCTGGACTTTGTTAATCAACTTCAGCCAACTGCTTATCAGTTCAAGACAGATCGTGACACTGAAACACCAAATGGTCCTGTTCGTTATGGATTTAAAGCACAAGATATTCTTGCTTTAGAAGGCAACAACCCTGTCATTATTGACAACGAAAACGCTGACAGTCTAAAGTACCATGGAGCACATCTAATCCCTGTACTAGTTAAAGCGGTGCAGGAACTGTCTGCAGAAAATACTGCGCTCAAGGCTAGACTTGATGCTGCAGGCATCTGACCCCCACTTCTTACAAAACAATGCCCGAAGAAACTCTGACCGCTGCAGAAATTGCCCAGCACTATTCTGCAGCTTTGGATTCCGTCACTGTCATCACTGACCTGATGGCACTTGATGCCCGCGACGATGACCAGACAGCAACAGTTGCTCGCAACGTCGAGCACCTGCAGTTGATGGTTGCCAAAGATTATTGGACTAAAGCCCAAGATCTCGCACCCTTGAACGCAGCAATCACCGCCGGACAGGCTTGAGTAAATGGCTGATCGCAAAATCTCAGCTCTGACTGAGCTAACTGCACCTGCGTCTGGGGATCTTTTCCCAGTCGTAGACATCTCAGAAGCTGACAACGCCGACAAGAACAAAAAGATCACCTACGGAACATTGTTCCGCGCCTTGCCTGATGGCTCGGTTGGTGCTCCGTCAATCGGCTTTGCCAGCGATAACGCCACGTCTGGCATTTTTCGCACGGCGGCTAATGAGATTGCGATCACTAACAACTCAACGTTTAACGCCAAGTTCACAACCTCTGGTTTACAGGTTGGTTCTGGCACGGCTGCGGCACAGCTCCACATTTTTGGTAGCGACACCACAGATCAAGTCATCATTGAAAACAGCGATGCGGGCTTAGATACTGCGCCAGATCTGGTGCTGTATCGCAACAGCGCATCACCTGCCGCTAGCGACAACCTCGGCAATCTTGAGTTTCGCGGTGAAGACTCTGGTGGCAATACGCACGCTTATGCACAAGTCAGTGCATCAATCCAAACCGTCACGAACGGGGCTGAGGATGGCATCCTTGATTTGATGACGTCAGCGGGTGGCAGCAATGCCAGCCGTTTGCGTCTCTATGGCTCATTTATTGGTATTGGCGAAGCCACGCCGAGCAAGCCGCTGCACCTGACAACCAGTTCAACCGGCACGCAGATCCAGTCGGAATGCACTGCTGACGATGCAGGTTCTGGCGGTGACATTGTTCTGTTTCATCGCCGTGGCGCATCGAGTGCCGGTCAAGATGCTGACGTTTTAAGCACCGTATTTTTCCGGGGCAAGAACGACAACGGAACGCCGGAAGAGCTGAACTATTGCGCGATTGAAGGCAGCATCAGCGACGCCACTGATGAATCAGAAGACGGCGCACTGAAGTTCAAAGTTGAGAAAGCTGGCACGCTTTCGACGCAGCTTGAAGTTAATGGGGCCACTATTGGCTTCTTTGGTGCTACGGCTGCTGTGCAATCGACGCACGTTGCAGACATCACCACGTCTGCTTCAAGTGGATCATTGCCAACCGCTAACGACACCAACACGATTGCGGATGCTGCGGCTCCAACGAATGCCGAGCTGTTGCAGTATTGCGTGACGCTTGAGGCAAAGGTTGAGGCGCTACTAGCATTCGCTAGTGCTCATGGCCTGATGGCTTCTAGCTGATGCAAAGACCTGACCCAATGATTCCTTGTAAGCCAGGGGCAGAAGACATCGAAGCAATGGAAAATCGCCTTGTCTGGCTTGACATGCTTTACAAGCATGAAAAAAGAGACGACCCAGCACACCCGAAGCACGGTCTTTATACGGGCCTAAACCGTAAGCATTCGGTTTGGCCTGGTAGTGACGAAGATTGATCCTGTAGATCACATCCAAAACCGTCCATTGACTAGGGCGGTTAATGTACCTACGGAAAACGTTTTCTCTTCCCAAAATGATCAAAGCATTAATTGTGAGTTCTGCCGTCGTTGGCGCTGCTGTGCTGGCATCTCCTGCCCAAGCAGAAGGTTTCTACCTGAATCCTGAGTACAACGCTGGCTGGTCTGGCTCTGACTTTACCGCTGGAGTGTTTGACGCTCACGTTGGATATGAGTCTGGCGCGTTCTATCTCCAAGGTGGCCCATCAATCCTTATGGTTGACGGCGTTGATGCTGAAACCGGATTCTCCGGCAAAACCGGTTTGTCCGCTGCTATTTCAGACAGCACTGATATGTATGGCGAAGTTTCGTTCGCTAAGTATGAAGACGTTGACGCGGGTTATGGGTTAAAAATCGGAGCGAAGTACAGCTTCTGAGCTAGTCTTCAATAGGGAGACACCTTACCCCTTTCCTGCTTGCAACCCAGGGAAGGGGCTTTTTATTGCACAACTAATCATGCAAAAGGTTTTCAACGGACTGTCTGTCGCGTCGTTCACGATGTCAGTGGGCATATTGATCGGATCAACGATGCTTTACACGCGCATCCCATCAATCACCAAGCACTACATGGGTGAGCTTCAGACTGAACTGACCAAGGTTATGACTGACATGGTGCCAGCCAAGATCGATGACGTGATGCCTGAACTGCCTACAACAACAGGTCCAGCAGTCGAGCTTCCTAAGTCACCGTTCTGACTGTATGCCTGACATACCGGATATACAGATCCGAAGCATTGAACCACGAATAATTCCCGAACCATACGTTTACGCTCCACCGATAACAGCAGAGTTACCACCTGCTCCGATTTATCAAGTGCCTGGTTGTGCCAACGTCCATAGGGATGCACAACTCAACCCATCCTTGCTTCGTGATGATCCGAATGGTGTTGGAACGGCTTGCCCTGAAGGCGAAATGCCAAGTTATAACCCGATGGATTGGAATCCACGGGATCTAAGAATCATCGAAGCAGCTCCTGTTCAAAACCAAGAACAAGAAAAGCCACCAGCAGAAACAAAGCCACAAAAGCCAAACCCACCGCCAGAGGATAAAAAGACAGAAATCGAATGCCCTGCTGCAGACGCTGCAGAGATTGGCACACTGTCACCTAATGGCCGCAAGATTCTTGAGTCCTACGAGTTAGTGGATGGCGTTTGCAAAGAGGTTTATCGAAACGTGCCAGTAACAGAGCAGTTGATCAAAGCTGTTCCATCTCCTTATGAAGCAGCTCAAACTGCAAGCATCGCCGTACTTGCTACTACCGCCGCATTAAGCACTCCATTTCTGCTGCGTATCGTCAAGCCGCTGGTCAAAAAGGTAATTACGAAACTAAAAGAGGTTGTAACCCGTAAGAAGGAAGATCGCCCTTCTACTTTTGAGCGGAAGAAGAATCAGCGGAAGGCGCGGAAATAGCGTGAACATGTGGGATCACCTTTTTGGGTGGAACGTAAACCACAATGTCTTCGCAAACCTGAGCGTATCGACTGCCAGGTCTGAATTGGATTCTTGATTCAGCTAGCTGCCCGCACTGTTTGGCGCGGAACAATTCGTACTCCAGCCGTTTTGTTGCCAATAACTGCTGTTGCAGCTCGATGTTTGTTTCTACGGCACGTTTACACCTAGCAGTCAGGCCACCATCCAATGGCATCGAAAACGTTGCTGTTATGCCGTAGTTAACCGATCTACGATCTTTCTCGAATCGTGGCATCTCTGAGTAGTAGAGCACCTTGCCTGGGGAGTCTGGCTCACCGTTATCGTCTGCATCAGCACTTGAGTAGACAGGCGTTCTGGTTACTGATTGATGGGGCAGATCAAAATTTCGGCTAGATGTGACAAACGGACTGAGCGATAACGTAGGACCAGGGCACTGAATACCTTGACTCATCCGATAAATAGGATGTGGTCCAGTCATCATTTGATAGGCGTTATTAACTACTGACCCGCTTGATGTGCTCGATGGATTTGCGACTGTTGTGTTGGCTTGAACCGGTCCACCAAGTGCAGCAATTACTGCGAGAACACCGACTGCGACTCGGTTACGCTTTCGGTTTGAATGGTGCGTTGAATCGTAGTTACTGCATCTAAGCCTGGAGCCATAAATGATTCGGTAAGGCTCCAGCTTGCGCCAGGATTGATTACTTGCCATTGGGGCTTAGTTTCAAGGTTTGGGCTTGTCCATGAAAAGTTGACCCCACCAACTGTTTGATTATTTGTGACGGTAGCGTCAGGCGAGATTGGAACATCTCCAACAGTTTCGACATTATGACCTGCCGCTGAATAGCTGTAACCCGTCCGAAAATTATGGGACGTAATCGTTTCGTTGATGATCGTTGTCGATTCTGATCTTGAATTGAGTTGACCTTGAGTGAATTGCGGCACGATTGGAGCGGCCAAAGCAGAGCTAGGCAACAACAAAACCAGCGCCCAAGCTCTAATCAATTTCAAGTGACATCTTGTTAGACAGGATTGCACTTGTGCCCGCTCCACCTGCCGTAACCGACATGATGCCGCTTGAAAGGGTCGTCGCAGCTAAGGTCGATTTAATGCCTCCAGAACCAGTAACGACTTCGCCGTATGTCGGAAGGTCGTCAACGGTGCCAGTGGTGGCAGTCACCTCAGTAGCTGCACTTATCGTGTCGCCAATCACTGCTGACTCACTAAATGAGAAAGCAGAACCAGCGGTAGTCACCGCATAATTCGTGTCAACCATGGCTGGAACGCCACTAGTCAGGCTGCCAAGATTTAGGCCGCCAATGGCCCCACTGGTTGTGGTGCTACCACTGGTGACGCTTGGTGTCACATTTGAGCCTGATGCGCTGTAGGTAGAACCGATCCGTTTTGCTGAGCTGTATGCCTGATCAATGCTGATCTGAGCTGATTGCGTCAAGACATGATTGATGTCAGCCAACGCAGGACTTGCGGCAAAAAATGTTAGACAGGATACAAAGAAAAAACGTCTCATTTTGGCTTGGACGTAGTTGTTTCCTTGATTGTAGGGTCTTCTTTCTTCTTGCCATTGGCACGTTTGATGTTGACCCCTACGGAACTCAGCGTCCCAGTCAACAAACTTGCGGGGAAAGTTGGATCCATGGCTTTGACGTGACCCAAGTAATTAAGGGTCAGCATTGCAATCGACCACGTAAGAACAGCAAGTTTTACAAAATCCGCCAATGGCGTTGATTCTGGCTCTTGCTCTTGCTTAATCTGTTCTTCTGCCATGATGAAGTCACGCTAAAGGTCGAATGGTGGTTGAAATCTGGGCTGCTGTTGCTGGAGCGTCAATAGGCGTAGCGGCTTCTGGCATCAAAGGAGCCAACCGCGAAAACCAGCATGGACGTGATTCCTTGGTGCGTTTGACCTCAGCTGTCGATAATTTAGCGTCACGGATGGATGTGCTCCACGCTGACCTGCGCGTTCGAGACCAAGAATTATTCGCTCGTATATCAACGCTGGAACAAGATGTTGCACGACTGGAAGGACACGCCAACAGGAATTAGACTTTTTGCACACACAGTGATCCCATGGTTTTACTACTAAAGCCAATTCTGTTTGGATTCATCAAATCAAAGGCCGTAAAACAGCTGTTGCTTGACTGTCTGGTCAAAGTCAGCGAGCAAACTGACAACGAGCTGGACGATGTGGCTTGCACGTATCTCAAGAATCTGCTATTTCCGACCGAAAGGGTAGAGAAATAGTTCATGCCATCCGTACTAGCGGTCGTGATTAGCGTCTTGATCGTCGTGTTTGGTAGCGGCGCAATGTTTATGAGCGGTTTTGCAGCTAGGCACACGCCATGTTCTCCGGCATTATCCAAGTAGTTTTGCTGTCGAGCGTTGCTGTGTCGTTGAGTCTTCTGCCCTTCTTCAAGTGGTTTCGAGAAACACCGCACCAAATGGCAGCGATCAAGCAGTTAGAGGATTCAATTACCAATCCAGCATTGCTTGATGAAGAAGCGGAATGGTTCCAGACCTGGAAGACAAGCGGCATTCACCAAGAGGTTTACGGAGTCCCTTATTACAGCCAGCTAGATAGTCTTACCGGCTATGGCTACCGGGAATGCTTTGATGCAGCGGCTGCAATGGTCGTTGGATTTAACCATCGTGTAAAAAGCCAAGACGCTTATCGGCATGTACGCCGAAAGTTTGGTGATACAACAGCAGTCCACGCTCAGGTTTCTGCGTTGAGATCACTCGGCCTTGATGCTGAGTTTCGCAGGGATACCAGGGTTGAGGACATTGAGATTGAAATCGATGCTGGCAGACCGATCTTGGTTGGTTGGCTGCATAAAGGTGATCTAACCAAAGGCCAACCAGCTGTATGCGATAGCGAAGGTTGTGGTCACTGGAGCGTAATTATTGGATATAACAAAGACGAATTTATTGCCATGGATCCGATGGGTAAGCCAGACATGGAGCGTGGCGGTCATGACACCACAAAATCAGGGGAGCGGATCAGGATGTCGCGGCCTGCGTTCTACCAACGCTTTTTGATTGAAGGAGAAGCAAGCGGTTGGGCCATATTTGTTGATCGATGAACTGGGGCTATATCACGGCGTTTTGGACGACAGTCGTTATGAACTGCCTGCAACCTGTGAATTGGGAAGCTTGCTTGCCAGTGCAGGACTGGTTATTCCCCGCTATAGGTGATTACATACGTTTTAAGACTGAGGAGCCCTATGCCTCCGAAAAACGCAGCCTCCAACAGTTTCGATTGGATGGTAGTTAAACCAAGCCTTGAAGAAGAACTGACCCTTGAGCGATCGATCAGATCTATAGAAGACTGTAACAACGTTGATGTTTTGTCTCAGCTTTGCGTAGCCATGGCCCGTCAGCAATGGCACCAAGGAAAACTCCTTAAGCAGGCCGTTGGTCACATTGCCTTACTTGATGCCGTGCTTTCTGGCGGAGAGCAGAGGCCCTAAGAGATTTTTCTAACGTAGTCAGTTTTGGGTTGGGTTCGTGCAGCGTGTCCCGTACTCTCTGACGTGCCTTTTCAATCGTTACGTGAGGTGTGCTTGTCCAATTCACGTTGACTGGGGCCATGACTCAGTTACTGAGGATTGATCTCGTCGCAGTTATAGAGGCGCATTAGATAGCTGTAAAGCCATTGCGCTTGCCAATCTTGTTCGTGGTATCGAACAACCCCAGCAGCTTCTACGCGCCACACCAACTTGCCATCTTTTTGGACCTGCTCAATGGTTGGCTTCATATCAAAAGAATAGGCACGGTGGTTAGCCGTGCCCTTGAATGAATCAGAAATCAGCTTCTGCTTGTGGTGGCTTTTGATCTGAGATTGCCATCAGCAAGAAGTCGTTACCTGCTTTGCTAACGCGAGGGTGAAGGTTAGCGCGAAGTTTTACGCACTCTTCCCCTTTTTGGTTTTCGGTGCGTTCTGCAGTCTTGACCCATTCAACTAACTTGCGTAGTTCAGCCACAGGTACTTCAGATGAAGCCCAATAAGCACCATCAGTTTTTTTGTCTTGGTTGCAGTTAAACCAAAGTGTGAATGCGTCGGGAGCGAAATCAGCCATTGTGTTTGATGCCTTTGAAGAATTGAGAAACGATGATGGTTAACGCTTGATTTGCGTTGTAACCCCGAGACTTCATGAAGTGTCGGAGTGCCATGGCTAGATC